GTCTGTCCGGCCGGCGGCGCCTGCCCAAGCAGTTGCGCGTTGAGGTTGCGAATGCGCCCGATTTCATCCTCGTACCGGGCGGTAACGCTGGCCGGTACCGCCATCTCAAACTGGGGTGCCATGCAGATGCAGCCGAGCAGGTTGTACCAATCGCTGTAGCCAGGCGGAACGGTGAGCGGCGTTGTGGCGTCCGCGAACTGGCCGAGAGGCTGCCACATCGTCAATTCGATAGAACTGGCTGTAAGGGGGATCGGTGAGAGGTAAACGTTGCCGGTCGGGAACTGGCGGTCATAGAACAGCTTGCGCACCACGAGCGAACTACTGCCCCGGTCCATGTTGGCTGCCCACTGGCGAGCGTGCTGAACCTCGATGGGAGTCTCGTAGGGATGCGCGCTAACGGTCAGGATGTGCTGAGCCGCAGTGATCGCCACCGGGCGCGCGGTATTGAAGTTCTGGCCGGTGCCGATGGTATACGATTGCTGTGCCGCGGTGAGCACAAATGTCGCAATCAGGACGGACAGCACCTCTGCCTGTTCGCTCGAGCGGTTGTCGATGGCCGCATTGATGCTGTAAAGAAAATCGGCGAGTTGCTGCGCGGACAGCCCCTCGCCGGAGTCCAGCACGCCCAGTTCCAGCGCCGCGAACTGCGCGACCTGCGTCAGAGTGATACTCGCCACGGTTTACCCCTTGGCGCGGTCGGCCTTGCGTTGCGCCTCGTCCAGTTGCCCCTGCAAGCGCGCCACTACCAGCGCCGGGTCTTCGGCGTCTTCGGGCAGAGGCTCAAGCTTTGAAACACTGGAAACCCATGGTCCTGTTTCCTTGCCGGGAGCGGCCTTCATCAGCGCCGCCAGGATTTTCTCATCCTTCACGATGCGTGTTTCCACGTAGGGAGTGACGGCAGGGTCCGGAGTTCCGTCATCGAGCAACCCGGCGAACTTGGGGTGCATGTTGCGCCGGTAGATGGCCTTCGGAAATTCCCGGTGCGTGTACTCGCGGGTGTATCCGCGGGCCACAAGCGCATCCTCTTCTTCCTGCTTGAGCACGAAAACCGGCTCGTTATTGGAATCGGCCGGCGGATACAGGAACTTCGGGAATCCGTTGTTCTTGGCGAGAATCTGGTTGTGGATGTTGATTCCACGCACCTCCGGATTCTTGCGGCCGGCCGTGGCGCGGATGTCGCGCAGCAGGGCTTGTACGCCCTCGGTGTTCAGCGTTTGCTGGCCGCCGTAATCTTCGGGGCGGAAGGACACTTAGGCTCCCTCTCTCGGTGCGCGCCGAACGTCGGTCGGATGCGCTGGATCGTTTTGGACGTCATGCGTGATCTGGCCGCCGAAAGCTGTGCGCGCGTCCTGTTGCCGGCCTGGGGCTCCCTCGTTCGTTTGCGGGACGCCGTATCCTTGCTGGCCGGGGAAGTTCTCGGCGTGCAACTTTTGTGGGTCGCCGTAACCTTTCTGCGTTGTATCGGGATTGGCCGTCTTTTGGCCGTAGTCGTCGGTTCGTACCGGGTCGATTCCGCCCAGGCCGTCGCCTTCGGGGAACGGGTAGGGCGCTTGATCGGGCTGTTCGTTGAACTTCTGTTGTCCGCCGCCCACGATCTTTACGATGGCCTGTTCCAAAAGGGACACGCGGTATTCCAATTCGGTGACATAAGCCATGATGTCATGGCTGTGCGTGTGGGCCGGATGCACCTGCGCCAGGAGTCCGGGTACTGCTTGCGTCATATCGGGCATGTAGTTTTCCTCTCAAAATTGGGGCAGCCACCTCCCCCGAGATTTGCCGCCCCGCACACGAACACATCTTAGCGTGGGTTAGGTTCCCACGCAAATATACGAGATGACGTCGGTGCCATGGCCGGTAAAGGCCACTGCCGACGCACTTGAATAGGCGACCGAGGTGGCATATACGCCGCTCACATCGGTCGCCGAGCACTGGTAGCTGGAGGAACTGGTATAGGCTAAGGGCAACGTCACCGAACAGGAAGTGCCGAGAGTGCATTGCCCGATCCAGGTATGGCTGGAACCGAGATCCCAAGCCGACCAGACGCTACTGGCGCACGTTACCAACTGCACCGCGCCCCGGCCGGTCTGACCTCCGGAGGCGATCAGCGGCAGGGTGTAGAGGTTGGCGGCCACGCAGGGCCCCTTAGGCGTTTCGTCGATGAACGCGCCGGGGGAATACGGGTGGCTGGAGTCGCCGGACGCTACCGCGGAAGTCCCGACCCATACCGTCGCGCCGGATGCGTGGCTGTACTGGCCGTTGGTTCCCAACTGGGCACGTTTGACGTTGAAGCACGTCGAGGTTACTCCCTGACTCAACACCTGCGCAATCTCTTGATCTACAGCGAGATACGAGCCGAGAGTTCCACCGGACAATGACGGCAGCGTAACGCCCGTGGCGCTGGCCAAACACCACTGCAGGGTGCCGGCCGAGTTCGGCGAGGGCGCGTTCACGACGGCGGAAAGCGTGGTGCTGGTGGTGGTGGCCTGCCCGAATGCGAGCGCGGCGCAAAACAGCAGCGCCGCGGCGAATTGGATGGTTCGATTGATGTTTTTCATGGCTTTTCTCCGTTATAGCATCCCAGCGGTTAGCTGAGAGAGATTCGGACGCCTCCTTCCATATATAACGGCGCGATGCCGTAATAGACATCGAACCGGTTCACCCACTGGTCGCGGTATCCGTCGAAGATGCGGACGAAACGCAACGAGACGCCGATTTCCTTGCTGCGGTCCTCATAGCCCATATCCACGCCCTCGGGTACGTCGCCCGGGAAGGACGTAAACGCATAGGCTTCTTTGTCCCACAGCAGACCTTGCAACGTGGTCAGGCCGCCGAGAGCGCCCTGTCCGGACGCCGCGGTGCCATAGACCGAGATCAGCGCCCCATCGGCTGGCGAGGCGCTCACATTCTGGAACTGGCCGCTCGGAACAATGGCGGGCAGAATCGAGATGGTCGCGGTAGCGGTCGCGTTGTTTGCCGAGGTCACTGCGGCCTGCACTACGAACTGCTGCAAGACGCCGGTGGACTGGCGGCTCTGCGGGTTCACTGCGTAGACGCCCGCAAAGGAGATCACGTCTCCCGGCAGCAGCACGTTGGCAATGCCGGTCGAGGCACCGCCCAGCCAGCCCTTCGTGTTGATGGAGGTTCCAGTCTGGTTGGCTCCGGTCACTTCGGGCAGGTAGGGGCCATAGGCCGTGTTATTCAGCGCGCCGATGGTTTGCGCATTGATGTTCTCATCGACGAACCATTTCAGCCCGAGAGCGTTGTTCACCTGGCCGGTTTTCCACTGCTTTGACAGGCTATCGGCCGGGTTGTAGAACTGCTTGGTGTAGTCCAGCCAGCCGCGCTCTGCCAGCGCGTTGATGGCCAGCGACCATTCACCGCCCTTTGGGTCGAATCCCATTTGGAACAGCAGTTGGCGCGCGTTCGCGTAGGTGTTGAACGCATCCGAGCCGCTCAGTCCGGGGGTCGTTCCGACCGAACCTACAAAGTTGGCGGTATTGAGCACCGCCATGCTGGCGCAGCGGTAATCGAGTTTGTTTGAGAGCGAGATCATCGCCGGTTCCAAGTAGCGCCGGCGGAAATCGTCCAGCGAAAGGTACTTTTCGGCGCTCGAAAACTCGAAGTCTACACCCGATTGCTGGTTGATCGTGATGGGCACTTCGGTATCGGTCAGACCCTCCGGAGAGTATGCCTGGCCTTCGCGTCCGATGAAGCGGGGCGGTTTGCGGACAAAGATCGTGTCGCCGATCTTGCCGCCTTTTTTGCCAAATTCCTTATCGAGGTCCCGATAGAAGTTCGGAACGATAACGAGTCTGTTCTCCAGGATTTCCAGGGAGTCCCAAGTAATTTCCTGGCGCGTCAAAAGCTGATTGGCCATGTGTGGCCCTCCTGTGTTTCGTGTGAAACACGGGTGGACCGCTACGCCTTGCGCTTTTGGTTTCGATACTCGTCGTAATTCGTGGGGGCTGTAGGCTCCCCAGGAGAGATCCCGCCCAAACTGCGGGGCGGCGCCGGAGCACGGGAAACCAGCACAGGACGTACCGGTGCGGGTTGCGGTTGCTCGGGGCCTTTCTGGGATGTGAGGGAATTGCAGTGGATTGCCACGGCCTGAATCTGCTCGTGGCCTTCAAGCGCGGCGATTCGCGCGCATTCCGCAAGATCGCTGCCGATCTCGTGAATTGCCCGCAAACCGTTGGCTCCCATTGCCGCGGCGAATCTCCAGGCTTCCGGCCGCATCAACAGCGCCGGATTCTGGAATACTTTGGCGTCAAAATCAGGGACTTCGGATCGGACCTGTGACAGCGTTCGCTGCCACACTTCCGCCTGATCTTTACGCTGCCGCTCTTGGGTTTCGCGTGTCTTCTGCCGCTGGTCCCATTCGCCCTTCAGATCGTCGAACCGGTCCAGGAGTTGCTCATACGACTCGGTAGGGTGTTCCTGCGCGAGCCGTGCAATCGTCTCTTTGCGGGTCGGTTTCGGATCTTCAGTCGCGGGCTGTTCGGCGGCCGGCTTCGGCTGTTCCACTGCTGCCGGCGGCGCTGCCGCTGCCGGTTTTGGCTTCCTCAATTCCTCCAGTTCCGCTTCCAGCCGCTTCTTATCGGCGGCCAGCTGGCGAATGCGGCGCTCCGCATCCGTCCGGGGTGGAGGAGTCCCTTCGGGGTCCTGAGTTACAGCAGCTTCCGGGGCTGCGGCGCTTTCGCCCGCCGGTTTGGCCGGTGGCACGGAGGGAGTTTTCGGTTCGGACGCCGGCGCTGGTTTAACGTCGGTCGGTGACGGTGCGTTTTTCAGCGACTTGTACTCCTCGAAGTCCGCTGCGTCCCGCAAAGGCGTCTGAGCCGTCAAATTTTCGGACATTTCTTCCTGATTCCAGAGTTTAGACCACAACCCGCGCAATGTCAACGTCATCCCATCCACCCGTCGGCCCCGTAGACGTACCGGGGCGCGTCCTGCCACTCCTGAATCTGTTGCGGGACCGCCCGCGCGAACGTCAAAGCAAGCGCATCGGCGTCATCGGGCGACTTTTCGCCCCGCGCTTGGATATCTGCCTTGCTCTCGATAACTAGTTTACTTCCCGACAGCTTAATGTGGTAGCCAGGCAAGCACAACTGCTGGCACAGGCTCTCGTCATCCGGGATGGAGCCCTGGAGCAAGGCGTCCTTCAGCTTCGAGTACATGAACGCGCGCAGATTCGCACAATGCGGGTCGGGCGACTCCCCCCCGAACGCCACTTCGTACACGTTCTCGAACCCCATCGAGCGCAAGCTCTGCACAATCGGAGCGCCGAAGGCCGTATCCACGAACATCGCCGCGATCCGGCTGTCCGGGCGCTGGTCGCGCAGCAACTCTGCGCAGATCCCTATGCGCCGCGTCCGATCTGGGTCCTGTTCCCCCGGTATCCGGATAGCCGGCTTAGTTGCCATATTCAGCCCGCGGCGAAACCGGATTACGTTCCACGCCTTGCCGCCTCCGCTTACGTCGAATCCGGCGATCAGAGGGTCTTGAAGATTGTCTCGAAGAGTCCGTCTCCGGGCTGCATCGACCCTCGATCTGTCGATGTACTGCAACTCAGAAGCGGAAGGGGCCATCCCCAACACGCGGACCCTGAAGTAATCCGACTCTTCCCCGTAATCGGCAGCCCACTGCTTGATAAGCTGCTTGTTTGTAAACTTGCTTGTGCGGCTGTCAACCCTTCTGGTGTTCCACCGCGCTTGCTGGCTGCCAAAGCAGACTTCATAAAATGCCCCCGTGTTTCTAACACACTGCCCCCACGCGAAAAACATCGGCTCCCCGTCCGTCAGTCCTCCGCTGGCCGTCTCCCATATCTTGTTCGGCACCTCGCTCGCTTCATCGAACAGGTACCAGGATGTCGAACTCCGCGCGTGCTGTCCCGCGAAGCTCTGCGCGTTCTCTTCCTTGCACGTCTGCGCCACGCAGTTCCATGAGTCCGGGTCCTCCCGGCTGTAGATCCCGTGCGCCTGGATGTCGAACCACCCCGCGGTAACGCAGAGCTTGCCCCACCACTGGATTGCCGCCCACGTCCGCGCATCAAGCTGCGCATACGTGCCGGCCGTCACTGTGCCTCTGCTCGAAGGCCTGGTGCTCAGTATCCACCAGGTGATCCAGGCCCCCATCGCAGACTTGCCCGTGCCGTGGCCGGACGTCTCGGCCATCAACACGGGCAGTACCGGATCGCGTCCATTGAACCGCCGCGACCGCACTTCATCCGCCAGGCTGCGCAGGAACTCGGCCTGGTTGGCGTCCGGGCCGCTCTCGTCTTGCAGCGGTCCAGGCTTGCCCCACGGAAAGGCCAACTCCACAAAGGCGAGCGGATCGGCGTACAGTTCCGCCATTGCCTTGCAGAGTGCCCGGTCTACTTCGATCGGCAAGCTTGCTCCACCGCTCTCTTGGCGTCCTCAAGTTGCGGGAAGTCGCCGAGAGGTACCTGGCCAGCCTGCATGTCCAGCTTGACGGCCGTCCATGGCAGGCCTTCGCGATCCCGCGCCACGCCGCCCAGAGAGATAACACCCTCACGAACGTACATTAAGCCTTGCCAGCGGTCCGCCACGGCTACTACTTGGTCAGCGCTGCCGATACCGCCTTGTTGACCGTCGCCTGGTGCTGCGGCGTTGCACCCTTGATGCCTTCGATCAACGCTTCGATGGCCGGCAGATCGGCGTCCGCGGTTTGCAGGATCAATGTAATGAGGTTGAGCCAGTTCATGCCCACGATGGTCTCACCGCCCGCGAAGACTGTCAAGCCACCGGGCGGATTTGGCGTCCATCCATCGGTCTTGAGCCTGACGGCTGCGCCGGACGGCGCGTCTTCGCGCAGCGCGCTCGAGCTCGCGCTTCCACCCGGCGAGCTGGGCGG